CCTTTGAGCGACGGAGTTTCCATACACATCCGCCGGATCACTATGCCCCAGTTTCCTGCCTGCTCGGCATGTCTGCCCTTTGCCTCTTCGGCGTCCTGCTTGTCCCCCGGGCCAAAGATGGCCCGCACCAGCTTTTCCAGCAGCTCCAGCAGTTTATCCATTGTAGTAGTCCTCCCCGGTGATGCGCTTATAATCCTCTTCACTGATCTCGCCGTCGGTCACCCGCCTCGCCAGCTCGGCTTTGACTCCGGGGCGGCGGCTTGCGGGCATCTCTGCCCAGCTCTTGGTGCCGGCGACCAACCGGTTTGCCCAGATTTTGTCCATTTTGATGTCCTCCTTACTTGTTGTTGATGGCGGCGTCCAGCTCGCACAACGAGTCCTCGATAGTCGCCAGCCGCTCTTCCGATGCCATGTCCTGTTCACACATGGCATCTTCGATTCCCGCCACGAGGCCGGGAAGCTCCCTGAGCTTCTGCTCATCTTCCAGCTTCTGGTGGAGTTCCTTCAAGCTCTTATCCATCTTGTAAAGACTCATCCGATAACACCTCCAATCATGGTTAGATTCCCTTCGGCGCCGCTTTTGCCTCGGGCAATCGTTACCTTGTAGTTGAATGCAAAGCCCCGGGCGGCAGTTTTGTTGGTAAAGGCGTGATATACAAAGGCCCGGCTCTCACCGCGCCGGATGTCCGTCACGGTCTCCCACACGGGGGCATCGTCCCGTGCGTTGTTAGTCAGCTCCACGGTCAGGCTCATGTCTGCCGGGAAATTGCCCTCCAGCGTCATGCTAACCACGGTGATGGTGTCGTCCGCCGTCAGGGGGGCAGTCAGGCTCACCTTGGCACCGGTTACGTTTTTGGTAAAGGTCGCGGACGTGCTGACGGTTTCCTTGCCGTCGCTCACCTCAACGGTGATGGTGTGGTTGCCGTTCAGGATTTTCTGGAATCCGGCAGCGCTGGCCGTCTGCTCAAAGGTCAGGGCCGTGCCGCTGGCAACGCCGGTGCGGGTCTTGGTGGTCTTGCCGTCCAGCTTTTCGGTGACGGTCAAGGTGTCGCCGTCGGCATCCCTGACGGTGTACTTCCACGCAAAGGCCGCGTTCTTCTGCCCCAGAGCTGTGCCGTCCGTGGTGACGGTAGGTGCTGAGTTGACATAGACCGTGCCATCGTTAGAGGCAACTAAAGTAGAGGGAAGAATGAAAGCGGGGCGGACATAATAGTTGCCTGTGGAGGGACTGTAGGTGTAGGCGCCATTGGTATTGACGACCGAGATGTTTTCGTTGCTGTAGGTGTACGGAGAACGCATCCACCAAGCGCTAGCACTGCTGCCGTCGTATGCGATACGCTTGCTGTTGCCGTCGGAACTGCTGGGGAAGTATGCCAGCCGCCTGCCGTCCTTCGGGAAAGAGTTGTTATCCATAACCGTCCAGCCCACTTCATAACCAGACAGCAGGAATACCTTGGTGTTCAGGCCTGCTGCGCCAGTGGCAAGGCTGCCGCCGGAACCAGTGCCGTTCTGGTACGGGATTTTCACCTGCTTAATAGCTGCCCGGATGTTACTGTCGATGAGGTTGTAGAACGTTCCGTTCAGGTATGTGTGGATGCGGGAATCCTTGTAGGAGTTATTGTTGCCGAACGTAGACCTTGTGTAGATGTCCTTCATCAGCACCCACGTTCCATCACAGCTCGAATCATAGACGCTGGTGTCCGGATTGCCCTGATGGACAACAATAAAATCTTTGGAAGCGCCATTGACTTTGATTTTGACAATGCTGCCAACCGTCATATTACCAAGTGTTGTTGCCATAGTCTATCACCTCCTCAAAACTCCACTCTGCTCATCGCCTTGTTCCACACGCCCTTCAACGCCACGCCCTCCAGCGTATCAAAGGCCGTCATAAAAGCGACGCCCTCTACCGGCGTGCCAAGGGTCATCTCCAACAGTTTGATGCGCACGCCTGCCGCTGCAGCGTCCGCCGCAGCGCCAGAGATGGTGAGGGTTTTGTCGGTCTCGATTTTGATAGCGTTGATGCGGTCGCCGGTGGCCTTGGCGTCTGCGGGTACGCCCTTGACTGTCAGGGTGGGGTCGGTGCTTACGATAGCCGCTGCATTGTCCGCATACTGCTTCGCCGCAGCTTCACTCTTCGCCGCAGCGTCTTTACTTTTTTTCGAAGAGGTAGCGGCTAATTCAGCAGCGTCTTTTGCGGTTGACGCAACGGTTGCGGCGGCTTCCGCCTTTTCTCTTGCTACGTCCGCACCGGCGACATCGCTCAACGTGTTCAGCGTGTCAGCGTTCATCGGGGTGCCTTCAACGATGGGTTCGTCATTCCGGACAAGAGTGACGACCTCAGATGTGCCATCGAATTTTTTCATCGTCCAACGCCCGGGATATTTTGCTTTTCGGTCAATAAACCGCATAGTAAGGTTCACCTCCACAAATTGGCTCAGAACAATAAAGCATATAATCTTTGGCTATACTTTCGATGTCAGAAAGTATCTTTTCGACCTGATTTATCACACCAAATTTCATAGAAAGAGATTTTGGCACATTCGGAGTAGAGCTTGTTCCGCTGCATTTTGAACGGATGGCTTTCACGCTGGCTATCCAACGATTGGCGTCCGCTGCGGTAAGATAGCTGTTCGGACCCCATTCGGGGGTAGACGTTCCGGTGAAAGTGATTGTTCCAGAAAAAATAATTTTGGCGTCATCGCCATAGTAGGCGCTGCCATGTGCAATGTCGATGTAGTCGTTTGCTAAGACCCAAGATGGCTCGACAGAGGGCGGATAGAAGTTGTTGGCGGCGGCGAAATAGAGCTGGTATTCGACGCCCTTTTCCAGCACAATGTTTCCCATGTCCAGGACTACATCATTATAGCCTTTGACAAGGTCGATGGACTTGTCTACTAGGGCGGTCTCGGTGCCGTACTTGCGCAGGACGGTGCGCATTTTGCCCGGCATATAGCCCTTGACGCGGAATCCCAGCGAGCGTAGCGGCAGGCCCGCTTTCTTAGCAGTCAGCGGCATGAAGAACTCGGACTTGGCGGGATAAGTGTCCCACGCGGGGATTTCTCCGGAAGTATTGAGCGCCGTCACGACCGAAATCGGGTCGATAGGAAGTTTCACTCCGACAATGTCAGCAAGCTCTTTCATGCCCTGTTCGATTCGTGCATAGTCAGTGTAACTGAGCGCTCCTTTCATACCGGCGGCCCACTCCTGCTGTTCAGCCGTTGTCCATGTGCCGGTTTTGGCTTTGGCTGTTAGCTCTTTTACGCGGTCAACATCTGCCTGCGTTCGGTCAGTAATCCACTTTGCCATACAATCACCTCTTAAAAAATCAGTTTGCCGTCAGCGTCAATGGAAAGAGACTTTGGGACGGTAAATGCGGGGTGAACGACATTGTCATATTTACTAAAGGCCTCGTCATTTGTAGCGTAAGAAATCGTCTCTGCGTTGGTATTCACTTGTAACGTAGAATTATACACGGCGAATGCGTCTGCGAGTTTGCTTACCAACAGAGGTCGCCAGTACTTGTTGTCAGTTGAGTTTGTGCCAGCAAAATCATAGAGCATCTGAAGCGAGTACAGGTAGGGAGTTCTTGTCCAGATGGAACGCCCTCTCTCAGAACCTTCCATGTCGGAGGCGAGCATTGTTTTCAGGATTTTGGATGCATTCTGCAATGGAGTGCCTTCGTTGTGCTTATAGCTCGGGCTGCTAGTTGTCCAATTCGGGGCATCAGAACCTTCCGTGTCGTATCCAAACTCATGGTTGGAAAGAAGGAAAACACTTTCGACCATCGTGGATACCCTGCTGCTGCCAGAGTTACAGTAAGAATCGGAGAAGCCCGGGGTGTAGTAGATGGTTGTCTTGTTGATAGCTTGCTTTTGAGCATAACTGAACGAATTGAAGTAGTCGCCGTTAAGCCAACTGCTCACGTCGCTGCTGGCATAAGTAGACCATGTGGAATCCCAAGCCATGATAGCCGCGTAATGCTTTCGAACCAGAAGAGTTCGTCCAACTCCGTTCAGCTCGCTCTCATAGTCGTGCTTCGCAACGATGAACTCAGCCACGTTGCCGCCCTCGTCCATAAGAACAGTGTCGCCCTCTGCAACATCAAACAGGTTGTACGATGTTGTAATGAAAGAACATTTCGCGGAGACGTTGCCCACAAAGGCAGTGACAACAGCCTTACCCGGAGAATTCCACTTGACTTGACAAGTGGATTTTCCCTCTGCGTTTGTCAGAACGTGAAGGGAAACAATTCCTTCGGGAGAAGCTGCCCAGTTGATTTTGGGAGAATCAATGGTAGCAGGGGACAAGGTAGCGGAAAGAACAACGGAATCACCCCAGTCAAGTTGTTCGCTGACATGGTCAAGAGACAAAGCCTGAGCGTCCGCCATCATGTACCCCTCTACAGTACCTTTGAAGCACCCATTGAAGGTGTATTTTGCATTGGTCACAAGCAAAACAGCATCGTAATTGAACTGATGGTGAATCTTTACCATATCAAGAGCGTCAACGATAGGGCTTGCTCGATAAGTAAGAGAAGCTTTGCGACGATTAGAAAGGACTCCATAAGACTCCGTAAGGGCATTTCTGGATTTTGCAAGAATGTCCTTTGTGAGCATAACATTGCTCAGAGTCTGGCTCACGCCCTTGCCCGAAGGGCTTTCGGGATAAGCGTAGGTAGCGCCACCTACGGTGGTCACCACGTTAAGCATATTTTGAGCAAAGGTGATTTCCGGCCAAGAATAATTGTTCAGCACCGGAATATCCAATACCGAGTCAGAGGCGACAGAACCGTACACACGGTTAATCTTTATCACGCCGTCACGAGTCTGGTACAAAGCCATGCCAGCAGCATTGGCGGCGAGCTGTAAAATATCAGAGTTGTGATAAGTAGACCCATCGCTTGTAATGTCGGTGGAGTAATCTTTCAGTTCATCAGAGATTTCTGCTGTGATTCCGTCTGCCTCAAGCTGCTCCAGTGCATCGTAGCACATCTCATAGAGCGTGCCGTATTTTCTTCCGGTGTACTTCGTGCTGGACAGATACAGGAACGCGTCTCGCGCCTGAAAGGACGCCTCAATGCTGTTGGCGGGGACGCTCCACTCCGACAGGAAAAACATTCCTCCGCTCACCCATTCGGTCTTCCCGTCAACATCCATTCCATAACGAACAGTAACGGGCTGACGTTCATAGATGTACTTATAAATCCCTTGAGGGTTCACAGAGTCCCATGTGCGGTCGCTGTTGTCCAAACTAAAGGAAATCGACTCCTGAGAAAGCTGCCCGGAGATAGGGTCTCTTGCTGAAGAATGGCTGTAAGACAAAATTTTGGTCTTGTCGAACACCAGATACCTTCCGATTTTCACTTGTTCGACCCTTACTCGGCGGTTAGGGAGACACCACTTCAGCACCTCAATCTCTACGGCATCAAACCCGGAAAGCTCTACATCAACATCAGAACGGACAGATTTGTTTCCGTTTACGGTCACAGTTTTTAACCTGTTAGTCCCAAGATATGCGCTGACCGAAAAATCTGTAGCGTATTCTTCAAATACCGTAGACCAGCAAATTGAAACTCCGGGAATCGAGGACTTGCTCTCACTCGGAAGTTCAAGCCGAATAACAGGATGGTTTGAATCGTCAAAAATCTTGGCGCTCAAAAAACCAGTAGTTCCATACGGAGGGGAAGAAGGAACAATGGCGCAACTTCCGTCAAGAACAGTGAGATTAAGCTCTCCTGTGGAATACCTCGGAATGGAAGCATTATTGGAAAGCGCAATACTGTGAAAGGTGGAGAACGGGGCTGCCAATGACGTGACGATGGTAGCCTTTTTGTTGATACCCGGTTCAGTAATTCCACAGGTAATCTCTACAAAAGATTCCGGGACAAGGGTTTCGTTAAATTTTTCTTTCCACTTATCGGAGACTTCAACCATGTATCATACCTCCACAAGAGAAAGTTTGCACCCTGTCCATCCCATCACGCCACCGGTTTTCGGCCCTCTACGCCACATTCCGCCGGTGCGGTCGGAGACGTACATCTGACGGGTAGTATAACCGGCTGTGGCTTGGTTATAGAATTTAACAGTGCAGTAAAAATTCGTAGTGAAAAGACTCAAGATGTCGGCCCACTGCCGTGCGGTGAGGTAGTTCCAAGACATGGAGACCTTTGCCACATCATGCCGCACGACAGAACCAACAACCTTTCCCTGAACATTTCGGCCAGAGTCTACGATAGTACTAGTCGTTCCCTCATAAGAGGATGGTTCCGGCAGCTCTACGCCATTCACCGTAACCAGGGCAGGAATATTGGCCATCTGAACCATCCTTTCTTAATAGGAATAAACTTCGGTACCCATAATAGACACGCCACGTTCTTTCTGGGTCTTTTCAACAGAAGCGGTGAGCTGCTTGCTATCAAGGTACACTCTTACATCTCTTCCATCAGAGATTTCCTCTCCATACCGCTGCCAGATGTCGAGGAATGCATTGTAGCAGCCGTTGTACACAGCATCTCTCATCTCTTCGGAGTTTCCACTTGCGGCAGAATAAGTGCCACTATAGGAAGAGCTGGATGTCGAGGAATTGTAGCTAGAGCTTCCAACATACTGAGATGTATCGCTGTAACTACTGGTAGAATGGCTACCACCAAGTTTTGATACGATTCCAGCGATTGCAACACCAAGGGCGGCGGCAGCAGCAAGGGCTACGATTCCAGCGGGAATGCCAAAAACCGTAGCGCTGAGGGCGGCGCCCACAGCAGAAAGCATTCCCGCCACTGCGGTTCCGATGGTGCTTACCAGCCCGGCAAACCCAGCGAAAATTGTCGGGAAAGAACTGAGCAAGCCGCCAGACAGCGCAGCGCTGATTGCTTTAGCAGCCGTTGCGAGAGGAGACTTCACGTTTCCGAAAGCCTGCGTAATACCAGAAAGCATCGTCTGAGTTTCAGAGGAAACCTTTCCGAAATTCTGAGTCAGTGCGCTCACCAGATTTTTGCCAATGGTAGCAGCGGTATTCAGCAGAGAAGAGGCTTGGCTTTTCAGCTCTTTACTCAACCTGCCGAGCAAATCGCTTGCAACGGACTTGACGCGTTTACGCTGCTCATCGCCCATAGCGCCCCAGATGGAAGCAGCAATAGTAGTGCCGACTGTTTTCCAGTCGCCACTCTGCGCGGCCTGAATGAAAGTTTGCACCGTGCCGAAGAAGTTGGTTTTGAGGTTGTTATCGAGTTCGACCCACTTAGAGTCTAGCCCGGAAATGATGCCGTTGACGTAGCTTGTGCCGCAGTCAATGCCATAGCTCGCCATCTCTTCGCCTTTGACCTTGGTGGCGTCTACGAGTTTATTCATAGCATCGTTGACGTAACCGAGAGAGCCAGTGATACCGTTTGCAAGGCCTTCTACGACGTAGCCGCCAAGCTCTGCAAACACCTTAGAAGGAGAATGGATGCCGAGAGCTTCCTTGAAGCCATTGACAAAGCCATCAGTGAAACTCTTGATGCCGTCTGTAACGGTACTCCATGTGTCTTTTAGGCCGTTAATTAGGCCGTCCCAGATGAATTTGCCAAGTTTTTTCAATTCACCAGGAAGTTTTTTGAACTCCTCGACAATAGACGAAACGATTTTTGGAATTTCAACAACAACGAAAGCAACCATACGCTCCCGCCATTCAGAAATAACATCAAGAGTTTTGAGAATTGCAGTCCCAATATTTCCCGGCAGTTCTTCAAAAAACTTAACAACAGAAGAAACAATTTTTGGAACTTCGGTTGTTACAGTAACGACCATGTTTCCGACCCACTCCCCGATTTTGCCGACGGCAAAGCCAAGGGCATAGCCGATTTTTTCAGGAAGAGAACTGAACCACTCGCCAATGCTACTTACGATGTTCCCAACCTTTTCAGGCAGAGAAGTCATAAAGTCAATGACAGCGTTCCACTTAGTGACAATGATTTGTTTGATGGCATCGATACGCTGCTCAAAAACATTTTCGACATAATGCATTTTAATGTCGGCTTCTGCGGCAGCATCTGTTTTTTCGCCGCTCTCTTTAGCGCCCCATTTGATACCAGCCCAGTGAAGAACAAGGCCAATACCGACACCAGCAGCGGCAACGGCCCCAGCAACAGGAAGGCTTGCACCAACAAGTAATGCAACGCCAGCACCAGCAGCACCGCCAAAAATCCCCATCAGAGCAGTGATGATGGTGTCAAAAACGGGAAATTCTTTCAGCTTTTCACCAAGCGAGAATGTAATTCCCGCAAAGGTAATAAGACCTGCAAGACCGATAGAAAGCGTTGCGGCTGTACCAGAGGCTGCTCCAAGATTGGTGAGCAGTGTGATACCAGTAATAGAACCGAATGCCGTTGTTAAAGCAGCCTGAATCCATGTGCTTGCATCGCCAAGATTGGCTTCGCCAGTACCAAGTGCATAAGTAAGACCTGCAAGGCTCGCCACAAAAGCGATGCCCATACCAAGCGTAATGCCATCTGCTCCTATCGTGCGCCAAAGAACAAAAGAGCCAAACGCGGCAGATACCACTTCACCTAAAAGTTCGAGAGGATTCCCGCTAGATGCGTAACCCTTCGCAAAGCTGAATACTAACGATGCTTCGACAACGACTGTTGCAATCGAAAGAGCCAACTTTTGCAAATCCGTCATTTTAGAAATTGCTGTTGCAATGTTCGTCAGGAAATTGGTGATTTTCCACAATGCGAGTGCAGCAGAAATAGCGCCAATAACCGGCAGCATATCTTTGATTTTCTGCTTTATAGCGTCAATCTGCTTTGCAAACTCTTCATTGTACTGCTTGAACATATCGTAGCCGGACAGGTCTACATCGCCCAAAATGTTGCCAGCAGCTGCACCGCTGCCAGAACCGGAACTCCCCTGTGTGGGGTCAATTATGTTCAACTCATCAAAACCCATCGTGTAGTCCTTGAGGGCTTTGGCGGCTTTCTTGGTGGAGTCTGCCGTGTCATCCATTGCGTCACCGATGCCGCCAACGCTATCAGCGCTCTTGGTGAAATCAGTAAACACGACCTTCACACCCATCAGCTTTGCCACCCACTCGACAAACTCTCGAATAAGCTGAACAGCAGCAATCAGCGGGGGAAGAATGGATTTCAGGGCGGGGTAGAGCAGAGAGCCGACAGATTTTGCCAACATATCAAGCTGTGCTTTCAGAATCTTGATCTGGTTCGCAGGACTCTGGATGGTCTGTGCAAGGTTGCCCTGCACGTTGGCAGTCTGCTTCATAATGGCAATATAACGCAGAACTGCCTTATCTGCCTGAGACAGACTAGAAACCTGTTTGTTAAAGCCTAAAGCTAGAAGCTCCTGCTGTAACCGTGCCTGAGACAGGTCGACGCCCAGACGGCGAATAGGCTCAATCTCGCCAGAGATTGCGGAGGACATTGCAGTAAAGGTCTGCGCAACGTCCTTGTTCCAATAGGAACCTTCGTCATAGGCAAGCTGAGTCAGGTTCTTGGACAGAACGTATGCCTTGTCGCTGGCCAGACCAAACGAAGTACCCAAGCTCTGGATGGTAGCCATGTAGGTCATCGCTTTGGTCGGGTCAACACCAAGCAAGCCCTGCATCTTGCTAATAAGCGTATCGGCTTCACCGCTCAAATTGCCCATAGCATTATGAAACAGGTCTGTTGCTTCATAGAAGTCGTTGAACTTTGCAACAGCGTTGCCAAGATACTCAGCGATAGCTTTCAACGAAACCAGCTTTGCCATGTTCCGCATAAAGCCGTTCATCTGATTGGACAGGCTGAGATAGCTCTTGCGCTGCTTTTCGTTGGCTGCGGTCACGCGGTTAGCCTGTGTAACCACCTTACTCAACTGCGGAGGGAGCTTTGCAAAGGCATTGCCCACTTTGTCAAGCTGAGATGCAAGGGGAGTGAGCGAGGTGGAGATGCTATCACAAGCAGTCTTGAACTTATTGAGCGTGTCTGCATCCAACTTATCATTGATAGATGGGATTTTAACAATGGCGTTCATTGCACTGCCAACCGCTTTCAATCCAGAAGCATCAAGGTTCTGCAAGGGCTGTAATTCGCTTTTCAACGATTCCAGCTTTGCGCTTAAACCAGTAAAATCAATGCCAGAAACATCAATGTTTGACATCTTTTCGATGTTCTTAAAAATAGAACCAATGCCTTTGGATGCAGACTTCAGCCCAGCGATAGAACCAGCTAGTTTATCAAGGCTATCGCAGACGGCAGAAACATTGCCCTTAGAACGAAGATTGGCGATAGCGTTAGCCAATTTATTGATGTTAAGCTCTGCGCCCTGCGATTCCGCAGAAATCTCTACGGATAAGCTTGTAATATCAACATCAGCCATCACTACCACCATCCTTTTCCATCATGGAGAACATCATGCGCTTAATGCGCTCCTGTGCTTCCGCAGCACGTTGGTATTCATACTCTTCCTTCTCCTTTTGCGTAAGGGGAATCGGTCTATCCATGTACTTGATGGGTTTAGACCCTTTCTTTCGGAACATATTGCCAACCGTAGAGGAAAGCGCAGATGCCATGTAAAAACCGTTTCTCCATGCTTCTGCATTAGCTCTGCGTTCTCGCAGCTCCTCTGCGTCACGGTATACCTTAGCCAGCCAGACATCGCCGTACCAGAACTGGTCGTATGTCATGCCGATGGAGATGTAATAGGCTTCTACATCGTGGAACAGCTTGGAGAAGGAGAACGGCTCTCCCTCTCCGTCCGTTTCCTGAGATTGTGCAGTTACACAATCTCCCACGTTGCGTTTTTTGCAGTTTTGTCCTCAGTGTCAGTTGCCAGCAAAGACTTAGAAGCGTCCATGAACATCTCAAGCAGCGCAGCCATCAGCTCTTCCTTCTCGTCGATGTGGGCAAACATTTCGTCCACGACTTTACGCTTGATGCCACGATTCCGGGCGATAAACGCGCCGTAGAACAGGGCGCGGGAGTTGGACAGCAGGTTGGTCATCTGGGTGTACTGGCCAATCTGAAAGCCTGCACGTTCGGTAGCTTCAACGCTGTCACGGGTGAAAGTCAGCTCATAAGTGTTCTTGCCATCGGGGGAATGAAAATTGATAACCTTTGCAGCCATAATAAATGCTCTCCTTTATAAATAGGGGCAGAACCAAATCCGATGTTCAGTTCTGCCCGGTTTGATTGATTCGATTTTTGCGGTTTAGCCGCCGTTGACAGTCAGGGTCTCACTGAACTCAGGCTTCTTAGTGAAAATGCAGTTGATGGTCATTTCCACAACCTCGTCCACGCCAAAGCCAGACAAGCCAACCTGATGCATACCCTGCCAAGTGAAGCCGGAGCCGTCCTGCATCTTCAGGGCATAATACTTCACGGTGTTGCTTTCGGAAGTCTCATCGTAGCCAGCTTCCTTGACCTTCTTGTAGTCAGTCTTGTTGTAGTTGGCGGTGAAAGACTTGGTATCGGACTGGATAATGCCAAAGATGTTGACCTGCATGGGGTCAGACAGAGTGGTGGCATCCAGAAGGTTCGGCTCGGAGATCAGGTCGGGCACATCCTTGATGTCGCACAGCTTCGTCAGAGCGGTTGCGCTGTCGCCACAGTACAGGGTGGTATTCAGACCGGAGATAGCAGTACTCATAGAATGTTTACCTCCTTATTTTCGGTAAATCATTCCGTCCTCTCCGATTGTTGCCCCGTAGCTGCAATCAATCCGATAGACGGAATTGTTGTACAGCCCATTCAACGGGGCAAACGATTTTCGATAAAAATTGAGCGGTTCAAGTACAGAATCCACGACGCCCAAAATGGAGCGGGCTTCTGCAATGCGTCCGCTTGTTTTGTTGGAATAGACACGCACACGCAGAGAAACGGCAGCATACTTGCTTCTGCTGGCAGAATCCCGATGAACCGGGAGGTTGCTGTTTTCCTCTATCTGCACACACGGAAATTTTTTGACGTTGCTGTCATTGATTTCACCGGTGACAAAGATGCCGGGGACTTGCTTTCGCAGCTCCTTGGCAACAGCTGTGAAGATGGAATTGAAATAATCAATCAACTATTCCAGACCTCCCTCCACGTTGCTTCTACCTGAGAAGCCATTTCTTCAACAGCCCCCCACATAGCCATAGCCGGTTCGTTGCCATCGGTGTAATTCAACTGGCCTTTGCCATCCACCTGCTTGACAGGCGTGCCAGCATTGCCGGAGTCACCGTAGTAGTACCAGCGCTTATGCTGTCCATTGCCTTTTCCATACGTTCCGTGTTCGCCAACACCAGCAGGGAGTTCGCCGACATAAGCGGAATGGGATACGCCAGTACCGAACTCGATAAAGGCAACCGCCTTGCCCGCTGCAACGATGGTGCAAGTCTTGTCTTTTTGGTTGATATGGCATTTTACGTCATTGGAGCCAGCGTATTCTGCGTTAGCGAAACGTACCTTTGCGACTTCAAGCCCAAGCCACGAAAGGCGAAAAGCAAGTGCTCTAGCTTTTTTGTTCAGGGTGGCCTTGTACTCCTGTATCTGACGTTCCGCATCACGAAGTCCGGCATCGCTCAACCTCACTTTAATTTTCACTTGCGGCCACCTCCTTCAGCGCATACAACGTGTCCGTGATATGCTCTGCGACCTTGACCACAATGTAGTTGAAGGGCTTTGAAACGTCCGTCTGAAACCAAACGTGCGTACCCTCATAAAGTGGAGTGTTATGCTTTTTGCTGGACGAACTGACCACATAGCTGTAATCCGTGAACGCTCCAAAAGGGCTTGCCTCAGCAGAACCAGTAGGAGGGCTGACGTTCAACATCAGCTTTGCGGGTTCACTCCACGATTCGTATGCCGATTCGCCAGTTTCGTTTCCCCATTCGTCCACAACAGGCTTTTTCTCGCCGACCGGGTTTGAGTACCACAGTGGGCGTTTATCCAGCGGGCTACCATTGAACATCAGCCGATAACACCTACTCTCGGAACCACTTCATTCAGCAGGGACTGCGCCACATCAGAGCTTTCCCACACACGAGTAATGCCGTTGTTGGTATAGCTCGTTTGTCCGTTTGCTCCGATGTGGTTGTACAGTTCCGCTGCGATGCGTATCTGCAACGACTGATACTGCAAGGGCAACTCGTCCGGCCTGTTGCCGAAAGGGTAGCCCTGTGCAAATATCTTGTCTTTGGCGAAATCAAGCAGCAGGTCGAAGAGTGAGTAGTCCTCGTCCGTGACTTCACGGTCAAGTGCAGGAGCAATGTACTGCCCCAGCTTGACTGCCGCTTCGGAATACTGGTCTCCCATGCTGCTTTCCTCCTTTCGCCTTAGTAAGCCTTGATGCAGTACACAGCGTCCATGCGCTCAAAGGACGGCAGGACGATTTCAGAAGCATAGATGTTAGTGTTGACAGGATGCACGGTCAACTCGGTGGTAATGGCAACGCCGGTGTTCACAATGGACACGGATGCGCCGGACTGGCCGGACATCAGATCGGCTTCCTCAGGGGTAGTGCCATACCAAGTCGTACCGAGTTTGCCATCAGGAGCCAGAACAACATAACCGTCAGGAAGATATTTTGCGGTGTCACCACCGCCTTCAGGACGATACTTCTTGTTGTAGGTGAAAATCTCAAGGCCAGTTGCCTGACGAACAACTTCCTTTGCTTCATTCGCGGTGAGAACGGAAGTGGTTCGATTGTTGATGGTAAGGAATCGGTTCTTTACTTCATCAGCAGCAATCATCTTCGCGAGCGTAGCCTTGTTCATAAAGACGCGAGTGACTTCTTCACCAGTTGCATCATTGACAGCATCGGCCGCAGCAATCAGGTCAGAAATAGGCGTAGCAGAAGCGGGAGTGTCCCACTTTGCGGAAGTTGTCAGTGCCTTGTAATTGCTTTTTTTCCACGTTCCATCAGGGTCGTAATTGTAAGTGTAGTTCACACCGTTTGCCTTGATGGTGATGCCGGGAGTGCCATTTGCAGGAGCCAGCAACTGCCAAATCATACGTTCAGGCACGATGCGTGCGCCGGTGACGAGATCGCTTACATCATCATAAATGCGCTTCACAACGTCACGGGCATAGGGGTCGTTGCTGTCGAGAACACGCAAGATTTCCTGACGGTCTTTCTCACCCAGATGGTAGCCCTCACGGAAGAACGGCATCTCGGTCTCATCGAACTTGAAGCCCTCACGGGTGCGGAACGTAGCCTTTGCGTCAAATGCGCTGGGCATCAGAGACACGCCAACACCCTTGTGGCCGCGAATCCACTTCAGGTCAAGACCAGCCTTTTTCTGAGCGGGGAACAGTGCGTCAGATGCAAAGGGCATCGCATTAGTAGGGTCATTCGTCCAATAGGCGGCAATCGCAGCCGGGGCAAAGACTTCCTTAAGATTCAGTGCCATGTTGTTTTACCTCCTATTAAGCGTTCACGCTGATGTTGTCACGGCAGAAGATGCCAGGAACGGCAGTCTTGAGTGCCTTGATTGCGTCAGCGTCAAAGGTGAAGCTGGAACTTGCCGCTGCCTTCTTGGTGTCGATAACACCACGAATCAGCAGGGCGGCGTTGGGGTTCTCTTCCGGGTCAACGTCATACAGTAGGATGCCGTCAGCGTTGATCGTCTTAGAACCAGTCTCGCCAGCAGCAACAGCTTTCTTGCCAGCCAACGTCATGGGATAGCCAGCCTTAACCGCAGCAGTTTCGGTCACGGTAAAGGGAATGGCGGTGTAGTCATTGGAAGCAAGGATGGTATCGTTGATTCCGTTGACCGTGTTTCGGGTAAACTTCATGTTTTCCTCCTTGTTAATGGAAAGCACTCATTGCGTCACTCGATGCCTTAGAAGTATTTACGTTCTGCTGTGCAAGGCTCTTAGCAAACGCCACGCCTTCGCTGTCAGAGCCGCCCTTGCCATCCGCACCCGGAGGCGTGGGCATATCCTTCAGCAAAGAAGCCTTGTATGCGGTGTCATGGGCGGTCATAAATTCCGATTGGAACTTAAACACCTTGTCCATGTCGCCGTCAGCCAGCGCAGATGCAGCCTTGCCAGCCAGTTCAGCGTCATAACCCTGTGCAACGAACTTTTCACGGTAAGATGCAAGGGTTTTTTCCTTGACGAGGTTTTCCTTGTCAGCAGTCAGGGCTTCAATCTGTTTCTGCATTTCTGCCAGCTTGTCAGCCTGTTCCTGTGCGGCGTTCTCGTCATCGGTGCGCTTTGCCTTGAGCTGCTTCTTGTACTCGGCTGCTTCACCGTTGGCTTTCGTTACGGCGTTGCGCAGCTTCTCGACCTCTGCGCTAGGGTCTGCAACCTTTTCAAGCGCAGAAATGATTTCATCGGCGGTCATGCCCTCTTTGTAGGCATCACCAAGTAACGCTTTGTAGTTCATATTGTTAATTTCCTCCTGCGTTTTTTTACCGTTGCTTCCCTGCAACGCTGCGAAATTTGTATCCCGGCTTCCCTGCCGGAATATGCAAAGGGTTATTCGCCCTCTGTTTCTTTATTGCTATCGGTAGACTGCTTGTCTCGGCTTCGGTGCTTTCCCATCCTCGCCCAGCTTGCCAGCGGCAATCAAGAACGGTTTGCTCATTTCGTAAGCAGCCTGCGGGTCAGGGAACAGACCGGGCGTTGTGAACGCCAACTGCGGGTCAATGCTCTGGCTAAGCATCTGTGCGAAAATCTGAACCTTGCTCTGCTGGTTATCGTACTGACGGCGGGGCAGTTTGATGTTGATGTCACTTGCCATCAGCTTAGAGCCAGCCGTATCACGCAGGATTTTCAGCATTACAGACAAGCTTTGGCGTTCCGAGAACTTGAACATATTCTCATACTGCTGCGCCCTTGCTTCGGTGTGATTCCAACCGTTACGAACGATAACTGCGCCCACGTTGTCAGACGTTGCGTTTTCACTGCCAGTGGCACTAGGCATAGCAGTCAGGCTGCGGTACACGTTCAACATGGAATCAAGCAAGGTCTGGCTCTGCTGCTGGTCAAGCTCGTTTGCAAGCTGTGCGACCGAAGCTGGCTGACCGGAAGATGACTTCAGGCACATTGCGCCCATAGCCTTAACAGCTTTTAAGGCTTCTTCGTCCACAAGGCAGTTGGTAAACACCATGATGGACTGAATGAACTGTGCCACGCCGTCCAGACGGTTGCTTTCAAGGTCGTTGATGGCATCCAGCACAGGGATAGCCGGTTCAAACAGACCCATGCGCTCCGGGTTGAGCTTGTATTCGACCATCGGCAGCATCCCCAGAGAGTGGTTCTCCGATTTTGTGACCTTGCCGTTGTCGATTTCAAAGTACTGGTTCGGCGTATACACGCAAATCAAGTCATTCAGGTCATTCTGATAATTGCGTGGGATGTGCAGCACGTTGGCGATGGGCTTGTGCCCAATGCCGGAGTTGTAAATCACATACGCCATGTCAGGGTCTGGAACGTCCACCAGCAGGGGTGTTTCGTCCGGGTAGTTGCCGCCATACCCCTTGTCAGGAAGAACAATGCGGTATCCCTGTCCGCACTCCAACATCCACTGCCAGAGCCGCCGATCGAGCGCGTCCTTGCCCTCATACTGCAAAGCGTTAGACAGGCGGGCTATTTCCTCGCCGTCACCTGTTGCCGTTTCAGACCGCACATAAGAGCAGGGAGTGCCGCTCATGTAGCCTGTGTAGAAGCCCACGCACTCATTGGCGTGGTTCTCTACAATGCGGTTGGTGATTTCAGCGTGGTACTCCTTCGTGCGATTGAGGACAGGCTGGCTACCCAAGTAGTAGTTGTGCAGAAAGCGAATCTCATTCTTATTCAGCAGATGAATAGACTCTGCCTTGCCCATAACCACTTTCAGCACGTTTGCCCGATTGATTTCCGTCTCCGGCGTTTCAATCGGTCTGCGTCCGGTCAGCGGATTATTCAAAAAGCCGCCAACGACCATCTGATACTCAGCCATGCGTTCCTCCTTTCAGGCAAAATAAAAAGCGCAGCAAGACAAACCTGTTAAGGTCTATCTCACTGCGCTTACAACTGCGCTTCAAAAGCTATTCAGTTCTTGAACTTCGGCACGGAGACCCACGTTTCTTTTGGAAGATTGGAATCTCCAATTGTAATCCAATGGCAAAGAGGGCACAGAAGGGAGAACTTACCTTCCACTTCGCCAAGATAACGTCCGCAATCACACGGATTGCCGTTTGCGTCTTTCCGAGGACGCTTGCATCGTACTTTTGCTACCATCTGTGCTCCTTTCGTTGGATTTCTGGAAACAGGCTGTTTGGCACAGACCCGTCAGAAGCCACCGGGAAACTATTCGCACTTCCGGTCGTGCTATTCTCCGCCCGGAGAAAGCCATTGCAGCCTTTACATTCAGTTGTCGGACAGACGTAAACGGGTCGGCTGCAATTTTGGTGCTACATAATGGATTTGAACCAATGTATGCTCGGATATGAGCCGAGTGCTCTAACCATACTAAGCTAATGTAGCATAAAAACCCGGCTTGATTGGTTAACCGCCGCTCTTTGCAATGTCATGTCTAAACATCACATTGAGAGCCGGGAATAGCGGTGGAGGTTTTGGAGAATAAGTCCATGCAAAGCTAGGTAGTTGGTTGTGCTGCGTAACGGAATCGAACCGTTGCTTGCCAGCCATGGGGGGAGACAGGCTGGCATTCCCCAAACAATTGGAAACGCAACATATAAAGTCCGGTGAAGGTGAAAGAGTGAGAAAACCTCCACCGGCGAAAGGAGGAATATGCTTGTTGACACGCACGCGAGTAAAATGACAAACCCCGCGTGCAAGCTATTCCTTTAAGGGAAGCTACAAAACTTCCTGCGTACATTATAAGCCTTGTCAAGTAGTGAAATCAAATAAATAGACCCAGCGAACACAATATATTGTGTTTTTAATCAAAATGGCCTCTTGACAGGCTCAATTTTACTGATTCCGTTGTAAAGTTCATCGGCAAGCTGTGCCAGACTGTCCGGTGCATCATCGTGCGGAACTTTGCCAAGCTGCGTGAACATCGTCACCTGCTCCATGAACGCCTTGTACTCTTTCGACTGGTGTTTCTCGTCAAGGAAGTAGAATCGTTTGATGTCCGGCGCATACTGAATAATTCTGGACAGCTTGCTTTGACCGCTGGGCGCACGTTGGCTGCGAACAGAGCAGTGATAACCCTGCTGCCGGAGCTGGCTGTCAACAACGTCACAGTATTCATCGCCACCGTTGTTGGCTTCGCCACGCACCACATTGATTTTGTGCTGGATGATTTTGCCCACGACTTCCGGTCTGGTCACGGTCTTGTCTCCGTTATTGAACACAAGGTCAGGGATGAACACGGCATCGCCGTACACATAAGCGATAGGACAGGCGGTAAAGTCACCGCCGCCCCATGCAATATCCATGACCATGAGCTTGCGATCAGGCTCTCCATCAGGCAGAACGCCGTTGAAATACCGCAGTTCATCGGCAGGGAACAGCAGACCTTCACGCACATAGGGTTTGCCCATGTACTTCGCCCACCATGTTGCATCGTCAATGCTTGCTTTCATGTCAGCATAGTAGGCATCATCAAAGCCCACGCCGTAGTCATAATTGAAATTGCTGTGTCCGTTCTCGTCCACAGCGGGAATCACCCGAAATCTGTACTTTGGATTGTCTGCGTACTGGTTCTGGATGCGCCCCAAAGGGTCAAGCACGTTCCAGCGTGTACCAACCATCAGCTCCAATGCGCCCTGCTTTTTGCGGTCTTTTAGCTGGTTCAGATAGGCATCGTACTTGTTGTTCAAACGCTCAACGTTCAGGCTTTCTTCCAAGTCCTCAATCAAGTCATCGCTGTACAGAACGCCGCCCTCGCCAATTTCAACAGCACCAGTCAACGTGCCGCCGATGGAACGACAGGTCAGGGTGGGGAAGCGCTTCTTTCGGTTCAGGTCAACGCTTTCGTCTTTTGCGCTCTTGTCTGCAAGCTGAACGTCGGGGAAGATTTTCCCCCAGTTATAGGTCACGGGGTCTGTGATGATAGACAACACTTCGCCGTAGAAACCATTGGTCAGCTTGTCGGAATGCCCGCTCATAACCGATGCAACGTCAGGGCGGTTGCCCATCAGCCATGTGATGAAAAATATACAGAGCGTACTTTTTCCAGTACGCGGGGGCTGACTAACCCCAAGAAATTCTACTCGATGGAAAAACAAGTCCTCTAGGTCACGAACCAGCGTCAGAAGCACCTTTCTGCGTGGCTGGTAGAACTTCTTTTCCGGAGCACGGTTCCATTCAAGGTAGATGCAATAGCTGTCGAACACATCCTTTGCTTCAAACAGGTACGTCCGACCGATAATATCATAAACCTTCGCCACGTCCTCGCCTGTTTTCATCTTTCCCATCATGGCTGCGCAGACAGAGCGCAGCTCGCCGGAGTATTTGTAGGCATCGAACCGCTTGTCTTGCGGCAGTGCGTCTCTAAGGTTCACCACCGCCTGAAACCAGTCCTCGTAAACCTGTGCTTCTGTCGGATTCTGCTTTGCATACGCTTTGATGCTGTCGATGATGGCAATGCACTGTTTTGGCTGCATAAAAAAATAGGCACCCCCTACCTGAAAATGTAAAGAGTGCCTACAACTGCACAAAAAATCAAATATTCGGTTTTATAATTTTGCTTCAGAAAATTATTTACTAAAATCCATCTTAATAAATGGGTTGCTCAGTTTATTTGACTTCTTCTGCAAGCTTGTTGATCCTGCGTTTCAGCTCGTCCGCATCGTAGTACAAGGCGTCTGCGATGGCATTGAGAATATCAGACTTGTCGGTGTAATCGCACAGCGTTTCAATGAGTTTCAAACTCTGCTCAGACAATTTTACGGTTTTCATGCTTTATTCCTTTCTCTGACTATGTAAAGTAGGTTTTGGTTGTTCGTCTCCTAGCATCAGCTTATAGCGGAGATACTTTTCGATAATACCGTGTCTTTCTGCCAGTGTACCATAAATAAAGACGAGAGCATCTTTAGCAGCATCGTATTCATTCGGGAAAATGACAATTTCCTCGTTTGCAAAAGTCACAGTGCAGTTTTCCGAATGACAAGCTTCCAAGAACCGCTTGATTTCGAGGAAACCACCAAAGTCAAGCATAGACCGTAGCGTGATGCTTCCGTTCTTAACAATCAGTTCTTCTCCCTGCATATTATCCAGCCTTTCTCTGTTCAGCAATCCGATACCATGTCTGGCGGGTCACGCCAAGCTGCTTGGCAGCGTCCGTGACCGTTAAAATGCGCTTCTCTACCTGCTCATGGAGAACGTCAAAGAGGTTGCGGTCATACTCGGTGGGCTTGCGGCCTTCCTTGTAATCAGGACGCTGGCTGGCAATCTTCTTGCCCTCTCTGGTGCGCTCAACAATCATGTCACGCTCAAACTGGGCAAACACAAGGAACATACCTCTCATAGCCCTACTAGCAGGGGTGTTGTCCATCACACCAAGATTCAGCACGTTCACCCGGATTCCTTTTTCAATCCATGAATCAATCAGTTCATACCCACCGACAAGGCTTCTGGCGACACGATCTAGCTTCGTTACAACGATTGTATCGCCGCTCTGGACTTCCGCTTCCAGTTTGTCCAGTTCCTTGCGTTCCATTTTAGTTCCAGTATATACCTCTTTGAAAATCTTAGTTGCTCCAGCAGCTTTAAGAGCTTCCTCTTGCGATTCAAGGCTGTTGCCGTCAATCGCCTGTCCAGCGGAACTGACACGAGCGTAACCGTAGATCATTCAGGTTCACCGTCTCTTTCAAGAACTTTGAGAGCAAATTCATCCGATGCAACATCAGCGCCAATAGGCTGAATCACGATTTGGTATTTCATTTCTTCCAAAAGCATTGCCATTGTGGATAACTTCAAATCATCCGCATTAACACGGTTTGTCACATAAGAAGAAACTTCATATCCCATTTGCCTTGCAAGAGATGCAGAAGTATATCCTCTGATTTTCATAACGGAACGAAGAATGTCCCCGGAATTGACTTTATTTTTGGTTGCACCGCCTTTTTTCTTCTCTGCCATTTTTATCGAACCTCTCTTTCGACCCAATGATAACACATTCTCGTGTCACTGTCAACACCTTCTTGTGTTTTTTGCAAATTTTTTACTATCAATAGGGTGATAAAACGGCTGTAAACTTTTTTGTTGCTTTACAAACTGTATACTTGAATAATAGCCTTACGAATTATCGAAAAATATCTTTTGAGTTACTATCACTAGGGTAAACTAATCCGTTTACGGAAGTACTATCAAATAACGTAAATTTACGTTAGAATGCGTAAAATGTCACAGATGTGTGACTGAATTATACAAATTGGGCTGTTGACAACTATATACCAAACGTCTATAATCTAAGACAGCAGAGCACACGATGAATCAGCCAACAACGGTAGATTTATCCTTTGTGGCATAAAAAATAGGCCGTCAGCACGACCGACCAAAGTAGCACTGACGACCTATTCCACCACAAAACAGAAGCTGCGCAACCAAGGGCGCAGTCTCGGTTTCTGTTAATTATTATAGCAGAAGCAGACAGCTTCTGCAATAGAAAGGAGCAAAAAAACATGAACTTTCCCACAACAACCGAAGAATTTCTAAAAACCCTCGCCCACGGCAAAGAGCCGACCAGCGAGGACAGGGAGTACGCAGAAGCACTGGGTAAGCTGTCCGAACTGAACTACTGGGCAGGGTACGAAGCAGGAGCAGCCAATCAGAACGGAAAAATCTGATGCCAGCACTAGTGAACACAATATATGGGGTGTATTTTCTTGACATCCTAATATTTTGCGGTTACACTTATTGCACAGCAAAACGAAAGGGGGAGAATATGTATGAGTAGTCCTTACGCAGAGCGTTACGGTCACACCGTTACCATCAGCGTGACGGAGCGGCAGTTTGCTAGCTTGCAGGAATACTGCATCAAGAACCGGGTTTCCATTTCTGCTGCGTTCCGTGAAGCGTTCTTTACGCTGCATCCGATGGATTCTACCAATGAAAACGAAAAATGATACGTCCGCTAAAGTTTGCCGACCACAGCGAACGTATCATATAAACCCTGAGAGAAGCATTCTCTCGCCGTTATTATAGCAGAAAATCGCTTCTCTCACAAGTGAAAAGGAGCTTTTTAATGCAACTTTCTTTGTCTGAGAACATCAAAATCTTCAACAACGCCGAGTTTGGCGAAATCCGTGTCATGCTCATTGACGACGACCCTTGGTTTGTTGGCAAGGACATTGCGGTAGCACTTGGCTACGCAAAGCCTGAGAACGCACTGTCAGCACACGTTGATGAACAAGATAAAACCACTACCCTGATTCAGGGTGATGGTTCTAATTACAAGAGCAAGACAACCATCATCAACGAATCAGGTTTGTACAGTCTGATTTTCAGCAGCAAGCTGGAAAGCGCACAGCGGTTCAAGCATTGGGTCACTCACGAAGTTCTGCCCTCCATCCGCAAGCATGGAATGTACATGACCGATAACCTGTTGGAGACGGCTATTGCCAACCCGGACTTCGTGATCGGTCTGATTCAGAATATGAAGGCCGAAAAGGAAAAGAGCGCAGCATTACAGATGCAGAACAAGCAGCTCTGTGAGAAGAACGAGGAGATGCAGCCTAAGGCAGACTACTTTGACGACCTTGTGGCATGGAACGTGTCTACAAACTTCCGCTCTACCGCAAAGGAACTGCGTATTCCTGAACGCCTGTTCATCAAGATGCTTATTTCTGACGGATACATCTACCGTGACAAGAACAAGGGCATCCTGCCGAAAGCGGGCAAGGGTGACGGTCTGTTTGCGGTCAAGGAGTACTGCAACCAGAAGAACAAGCACGGTGGCGTACAGACCAGAGTAACGCCGAAAGGTCGTGAGACGTTCCGTCTGCTTTATGCGAGCATCCGTAGAAGCGTATAACAGCCAATAAGAAAAGCCAGTGGTTAGAGAACATCTAGCCGCTGGCTTTTTATTTACGGAACTATAAATCGGCAGTCAGTGAATTTGTTGCCATCAAAGTCTCCAACAAATGTAATGGTCTGCCCGGGAGAAAGATTAGAAATTTTATCTTTTTCGTTTTCCGGGAATCCAGCCATATAAACGGTATAACCAATGCTGTGAGAAGTAATGAAATTCACGCTGAACATAACAGTGTACGGATTATCTAACTTAATCATTGCGTCTGATACACTGTTGACTTGATATGTCACCTTATATTGCTTGCCAGCGTATTTGTCTTTTGCCTTTACAGCGTTGTCCGCCGCCTGTTTTGCATAGTCATCCAAATCAAGCGTTGGAATATCATCATCCGGGTTATGCAAAGAAGCCCTGGATGCCACCCGCTCACTGCTTGCAGGTTCAGAGCTTATAGGCTGTTCAGATTCGGATGCCGCTTTTTGAGATGCCGGAGTGCTACTTGCTGAGCTTTCGGAAACTTCCTCAATAGAGCTACCATCCAGTTCCGTTGCCGTAGACTTGGCGGAGGAAGATGTAACGCCGGAGCTTGCCGATTCATTATGTGATGGCTCTGGTGTTACAGCCAAACATATAACAAGAACTGCAAATGATGCAAAGAAAGCAATTAACATCCGATTGTCTTTCTTATGCGTTGCTTTGTTGTAAAGACACAGCGCTCCAAACACAGGCGTTGCAACCAAAGCAATCATTCCAAATAAGGCGTACATTTTTGTAGATTCCTCCCTTTCAAGGCTTGTAAGGCAAGTATAGCACAGAACACAGACCCTTTGTAGGGGTCTTTTTGTTTTTGCGGCGGAATTTTTGAGATTGACAATGGGGGTGTGGGTGTTTTGTGCAGAAAAGAGGGGGTGGGTAAGTAGAGAAACCGCCTTTTTTGAATTTTTTCTACGCGAGGTGTCGACCACCCCACCCCCGGCTCCCCCTGTATACCCCACCGGTGACCCCTGCCAGCCCCAGCGCACCCGGACAGACTGCACATTACAGGCAGCAGCGCAGGGAGCGCCAAAACCAGGGCAGACCATGCAAGACACGGCGCACTAACACGCCGCACCGGTCTGCATACGATACCAGACCGCCCACGTCTGGTAGATCGTACCGGTGCGGGACGCTGGAGGGCGGGCAGTGTGTCCGAAACTGAGCAGATTTGTACACACTCAAACATGAACGACTTTCAACACAAGAATGTGTGCAAAACCATTGACACAAACACAAGAATGTGTTACTATATAGACAACACAAGAACGTGTTACGCCACCACAAAACAGGAGGACAAAAACCATGAAAACCACATTAAAAGATATTCGCCGTTATGTTACCACCAACGCAGCAGAGGACTTGACCAAAAAGCGTTTCGCAGAGATTGACGCAATCCGCGTTGAGGAATGCGGGTTTGAGTGCATCGCATACAGCACCGGAATTTACGGCTGCACCGGCGTTCTAGTAAAGGGCAACACGTCCGGCAAACTGTACGCCGTCACCGCCCGCACGTCTGCGCTGTTCCAGGTTATGTGATAGGGGGGCAAACAATGATTACTCTTGACTTTTCCCAGTGGGCTGCCCTCTGGTACGTGGGCGGCATGATTTCCGGCGCACTGGTTATGATCGCATTTCTTAACAGCTAAACAGGAGGGCTAAAAAATGACGTTGTTCGAAGAAAAAGTGAACGAGTACCGCGAAAACAAGCGGCTTTTGGAAGAGCTTGAAGCAATGAACGAAAGTATCAAAACGGACATTATTACCATGATGCAGGGCGCGCCGGAAATGGCACAGGGCACCGCAAAAGCTATTTATAAGGACGTGCAGAGTGTCCGACTTGATAGCAAGCTACTTAAGACGCTGCACCCAGATATATACGCAGAGTGCAGCAGCAAGACCACATACAAGCGTTTTAGCGTGGTATAAGGGGGTGTAGGTCGTGATTCTGTCTTGCAGCCTGTTTTGTTTTTGGTTTTTTAGTGCCTTGTTTAAGGCGAGCAAGTAAGGAGGGCTATATATTATGACTACTAATAAGGGATGTGACGCAATGACCGGGCTGTATGTGTCCCGTTACTATGCACGCAAGGCCGCAACCGGTGCAGATGTTGTCGTCAAGGTCTGCGGCGGCTATACCATCATGACGGCAGCGGATTATAATGCTTGGCGCAATCAACGTTGACACAATTTCAGATTTTACCCCGCCCACGCCGGCGGGGCTTTTCTTTTGCCTTGCATCTGCTGAGGGTGCAGGGCTTTTATTTTTGCCTGACGGCGTACAAGCTACATACAAGCGTTTACAGCACGTTTTGTGCAGTCCATGCAGTTATATCACACACGCTGCAAAACAGCGCACAGGGCTTCACAGTGGCGTTTCCGTTAATTTGACCCATTCCAGCGCACATAATACAGCAGCCACACAAGCCGCCTATACACCACCTGTGCCACGCTGGAGGGCATACCATCAAGCGCAGCACCTCCACCGATACCAGATACCGCCGCCACCCCGGACGTTGTACAGGCCAACGCAGCCGCCCTATTATAATAAGGTATACAAGGGCGCGCCCCTGTTATGAATCCACGCCAGACGGTGCAGCAGATCGCAGACCATGCCAGCCCGGCGGGGTCAGCTCCTACCGTCTGCGAATCCGCTAGCAAGCGCTGACACGCTGCCAGAAGTGCAGACCCGGCGCACCTGCTGAGGGGTGCAGCGTTTCCACCTGTACATGGTCAACCCGGCGGTTTGCGATCTGGCACACTCCACCCGGCGTGGCAGTCAAGCGGCGGACGGCGCGGAACCACTGGCGGCTTGCCGCCGCATCTCTTTTCGGGCTTTCGCCCGATAGCTAATAAAGGTCAGCAATAGTCGCAGCGTTCCGGCTGGAATAGTCGTAACAGCTTCTGGAATGGTCGTAGACAATAGTCGTAGTTTTCCCAATAAAATAGTCGTGAAATAGTCGTAAAGTCGTCAGACGACTAACTTTTGAAAGTCCTATATATAGTATAGTAACGAGCAGTTCGCTGATAGTCGCAGAGTAATAGTCGTAGTGTTTTCTTGCGAACCTTCGTCAAATAGTCGTATATTTTTTGTGTGAAATAGTCGTTCGCCTTTTAGGGAAAGAGAGGTGCGATAGTCGCTAAGTCATCCGACCACCCAAAAATCAATATATGTCAAGACACCCATCAATTTTATTATCGCCTAGCCATACCAAATTCGTATGCCAACCGTACTTATTATAATATACGCTTATATATCCTAGTAACTATCTAGGGATTATTCTGCTAAAATAGTCGCACCATCCGATTCGGTCTGTTCCTGCTCGATTTAATTCCCAGTAATACACTATGGTATCTTGCTTAACCCATAGTATTCTACTAGGAATAGTCTTCGCAACATTTCTACATATTCAACCGACAACAAAATAAAGTCAATTCTCCATGTGAAATAGTCGTAAACCATCCACCAGTCCGAACCTCACGCCAGCTCTCTCCTACGGTCTGCTCTGCTGGCTAACGGTGTAGCTTTGGAGATAGAGGGTTATAGGGGGAAAGAACCTTTACAGGCGATTGAACTCTGGTTCACTGTACTGTTGCTTCTCTTGCTCTCTGTCAATCCACATATCAGCAAAGGCCTTCCAGTTTGTTATAGGTTTTCCGGTTTTGGTCATCCAACCTGTTCCCTCATAGTAGTTCATGAACCTGCTGGCAAGCCTATTCTCACATCCAGCGTCCAAAAAATACTCGCTCACATCCTCGAAGTCCGGCGTGCTGGCGTTCCCATCGGGCGGGTCGCCCGCTTTCTTAATAACTTTTTTTCTTTTCTTTTCTTCTATATTAAGGAGGTGAACGATTGTTCCCCTCACAGGTGAAGTATCGTTCCCCTCAGAGGTGAATGATTGTTCACCTCCCTTTTCGCTCTTTGAAGATTCTTCCGGCACTTTGACGTATATCTTATCGGGCTTGTTTTTCCCTTCACGCTTGCGCTCGATCAACCCGGTTTCTTCCAGCTCTTTCAGAGACTTCTTGACCCATCGTTCTGTGAATCCAGTATCGGCAGCAAGGTCTTTGATGGGATACACGACGTATACTCGCCCTAGTTGGTCAGCAAACTTTCCGCTTCTGCTTGCCCTCTGTGATGACCTTGCACGATTGAATAGGTAAATGTAAACAATTTTCTCTGTTGGGCTAACGTCAATAGTCGAGAGAAATCGAGGGTAGACCATGTACCCATTGACCTTTGTATCGGCTGTCATGTACTGCATTTTTCCCTCCTGCAATAGTCGTAGATATCTACAATGCACTCACAGCCCCGTAGAGCCACGTCAGCGCTGCTTTCTGTGTTCAGTCGATAAGTTTGTCATCTGACGCCAAAAGCATTTGTAGGGCTTCTGTGCGCGTATATGCAAAAGGCTGCCATTGCTGACAGCCCTTGCGTTATTTCTGGACGATGTTCAGTTCGTCAAAAGGCTTCCGCTCTTTTTCCGTTTCGTTTCGTCCTTCCACTAAACGTTTTTTTCTGCGTTCACGCTCTGCACGTTCTTGCTGCTCTCTTTCTCTGCGCATTCGTTGAGCGTTCTGATTTGCGATAATTGCGGCAATAACTCCACCAGTGTTTACAAACATAGTCTTTTCCTCCTGTATTTTGTGTAGTGAAAAATATTTATGGGGTTCAGACGGTAACTTTATTGCCTAGACACTGTTATCTATTTTTCTTGCCTATTCTACTGTGACGATACGAGCGCAGAAGCGATGCTAGGCTACTATCGCTCAATCGCTTCGTATGTTTTCTCGAAAATGTCAGGTTTACACGGGTAGATTTCGCCATTTACGCCACGAATGATATAATCGCCAGTCCTTGCAATCATAGTCCCTTCAAGCGTTTTAATCTCGCACCATGCAGGGTCATCGTGAAACTTTCCGAAGTCATGCGTGATAATATCATTGCTACTTACTGCATCCCAGAACCAATCTTCTCCAACAAGGCCTCGTGCATTTAGTTTGAATGCTTCGATAACAACTGGCTTCTTTCGATATTTCATAGTCGTTCTCCTTTCAGTCCATCCAAGTATACTCTTGAAACCGTTGAATCTGCTTGTTAAACGTAATGGGAAGGTCGCCTATCTCGCCTTCCTTGTTCTTGCTTAGCCGGAACAGGTACTTGTCGGGGTTGTCGCCGGACAAAAGGATGATTGCATCAGCGTCCTGTTCAATCTGCCCGCTCTCTCGCAAGTCGGAGTTAGTAGGCGTTGCTCCTGGCTTGGATGGGTTTCGATTGAGCTGCGCCAGTGCCACCACGACAATGCCTGTGGTCTGTGCCAGTTCGTGCAGAGCAATGGATATAGCTGTAATGGCGGCATATCTGTCTTTTGCGCCTGTTTCGTGGATGAGTTGAAGATAGTCTACGAATATGACCTGAGCTTTTTTACGGAGAGCCTGAGCCTTCATCCACGTTACGTTCTTTCCGGCAGCGGAGCGTATATATAAGGGCATCTTCATGTTTTTTGCCTGTCCGTCAATCTCATTCAAGCTGACAGCCTTATTTTTCACAGTGTCCAGAGGGCAGTATATCTGATTAGCCATCAGACGTGCGCCCAGCTTGCGTTTGCTGGTTTCTAGGCTGAAATAGTACACGGTGTAGTCCTGCTTTGCCATGCTTGCTGCTATTTGCAAGGACAGGGCTGTCTTGCCCGCAGACGGTCTGCCACCGATGATGATGAAATCACCCGGTGAGATGTGCAGTGCTTCATCCAGACGCTCTAGGCCTGTCTTGATGTACACAGGTTTCTCGTCCATGTGAAGCACATAGTCGTTCAGCACATCCTCGTATGTCCACGCATCTTCTTCCTCAGCTTTCAGGCTCATTGCTTCACCCATCTGCTGGTAAATGTCTGATAAATCAGAATAGTCGGTAAGCTCGCTGGTCATCTGAAATGCCAGACCTTGCACACGAGTGAGTGCAGCTTGTTCTCTGATAAGCTGTACCCAACGCTGCATCTGCTCCCTGTCAATTCGTACACACTCTGATTCACAGGTTTGTACACACGCCAAGAGCGTCTGCGCTATGTCTGGATGCTGCGTGTTTATCTCGACTATATCTATCTTACCCCTAGCCGTCCAATAGCCCTGAACAGCCGCGAAAGCGTCTCTCAGCTCAGGTCTGAACAAGTCAAGTTCAAGGTCTGGTATGATTTCATCCACAACGCCCGGCTTGCAGAGCATTAGCGCACCGATAAATACCGTTTGAACGTCCATTGTCATAGTCTAGGGAACTCCATCTCCGTACTTTGCTCGTACTGGTCATCCTGTTTCAATGCGTAAATGTCCTGCCACCCGGCATAGATGCTCTGGTCGAGAATGGCTTTCCAATCATGCCGATCAAACTTTTCCAGCTTGTTGCAGAGCATCTGTTTTGCCCGGTCTGTCATAGGCTTTTTGATTCTTGTACGCATCTGTGCGAACTCTCGCAAGGATTCCAGCAGGGCTTTATCGCCATGAGCAAAGTCGGAGAAGATGTCAGGTTTCTTTTTGACAGCACTCTCCGGCAGGGTCTTGACGTTCATCTGACTGCCAGTTGATACAATGGGTTCATTGTCATCTGACTTTGAACTCATAGATGAGCTGACTTTCATCTCATTTATTACATGAGGATGAGATGACTTTCGTGTAGACCATCCTTTTGACGCAATATCGCTTCTTTTCGATCCTTCATCGAGCAGATGTTTAATCAAAATGAAACAAGATTCTGCTTTTTTTGAGTTCAAAGTTGCGTCTTTTTCTTCAAAAACGTATGCACAGATTGCATCGTAGAGTTCCAACTTTTCTTTACTTTTGAGTATGGAGATGGCTTCAAAGTAGTATCGTTGGAATGTAAAGCTGTCTCGTTTTTTGTCCATACTCAGTCCTCTTTATAGCGTTTGTTCCATGCTTCGATGGCTTTTTCCTTGCCAAATGTTACAGAAGTGCTCACCCCGCATTTTCCGCAGACTACCCAATTAGCCATGTTAATGTCAAGTGGATGAAGCACTTTTACAGTCGGCGGTTCCGCACCGCAGAACGGACATCTCTTAAGTTCTTCCATTTGTTATCCTTCTTTCAGTTCTTTGGATATTGCGGTAATGGCATCCAATGCGTAACTGTTCTGTCTAAATCAATCCAATCTCCATTGTGGAATCCACAAACTCCGCAAAACGTATACCACGCTCCCGTAACGTCAAGCCATTTGTAATAAGCAAGGTAAAGCCCATCTTCTTGCGGCAGAGCATCATTCACGTTAGTCCACAATTCTCTTAATTTAACGGTCGGCGCTACATCAATAGCACACAGCACTTCATCGTAGGCAAAACCCTCTACGGAATCAGAGAACGAGCTTCCTTGGTTGGATTCATTCTTCCACCTTTCAATCTTCTGGCGCAGTGCATCAGCATCGATCAATCTCACATTAGTCCTCCTTTGGCTCTTTTGGCGCATACGTCCAGTGCGTCACAACATACCAGTCGTTGTGTTCTAGTGGGTCATTGAATTCATCTCGCCACGCCTTTTTACCGAATGCTGGCGCATAAAATCCAAGTCTCATGTATCGCTCATAGTCATTTTCGTTTTGGTAGATATGTTTTACCATCAGAATCAGCATCGGAGCATCTGACGGCGGCAATTCATCTCGTACAGAATGCCATGCATACTTGTCCATCTACATCACCTCATACCATCGGAAACGCCATCCAATGCGTCACCGTCACATCTTTTGGCAGTCTCTCTCCTATATCGTCCCAGAACTGACCGTCTGCGTAACATCCAAGAAAGTACACTGTCGGCGATACTCCTTGCAACAATTTTCCATCTTTATCACGCCACGTTGTCTTAGTCGCAAGCAACAAAGGCTGCATCCGTTCTCGTGGCGGTTCCCATGCCGGATGCCAAAGCGTGTTAGTCATTTTCTTTCACCTCGATTGTTGGCGCATTTTCAATAGCTGTTATTACGTCTCCGAGCACATCGAACATCAAGGCATTGAATGTGTAATCAGCTTCATCCGCACTTACATACTTCATCTGCCTATCAGAAAAATAAAGTTTGAGTGCATTTGCATCAATCGGTCTGACTTTCATCGTACTTTCTCCCTTCAATCTCCGTCCCATACACCGTCAGGCCGCATCTTTGCAAACGCCAGCAAACCGTACAAGGCGCGTTTGGCGTTGCCCTCTGTGGCGTTCCAATAGTCGCGGTCGTCCACATCGTCACCTAGTGCAGAAATAGCCTTTTCAAGCATCGGAATGCTCTCTGCGCCTGTTTTGCCATAGATGGAGCGGATGCCGTTCTCACCAAACACTTCCGGTCGATAATAGAAGTGACCGTAATTATAGGTGACGTTGAGCCACAGTTCTTTTGTACCGCCCATAGCGCGCATACCACCAGCGATAAAATGCGTACTATCTGCTTTGAGCGGTTTGTGCGTTACTGGGTCGCACAGTGAAATATCATAGCTCATCTTTCTTCTCCCATTCCTTGCATCCACGTTCGTCCCACACGAAGTCTGCAACGTGTTCTGACTGGTCGTTCACGCACACGCCCTCCGGCTCTGCGTACCATTTGCAAGAGCCGCAGGACGGCTCAGATTTGTTCTTGCAGGATTCTGCAGTGCATCGGATAGCTTTGCCAGCAGAGAATTGCTTGATGCCCATGCAAGTGCAATGTTCAGTGGTGCAGTAGAAGTTCATTCCTCTATCTCCTTCCATCCGATAAACTCACATAAACCAACAGTGTTGTTGGCGCAACGATGAATGAGGACTTTATCGCTTATTTTGAATTTTGCGATAAACCCAATTTTACTTTCTTCCATTTCGTTTTCAAACATCCAATCAACAATGTCTTTGTCGATTCTGACATCGCCTTCGTCCGTCATGGTCGCAAAGCACTGTTTGCACCTGTAAAGAGCGCACTTTTTCATTATATCTGCCCTTTCTTTCTCCTTCTGTTGGCATTGAACCGTCCGATCACTCGCTTATACTCCTCATAGCACTCCGGGCACAGGTCGCCTGTGTCCCTGCGCCACGCCCAGTCTTTGAAATATTCGTCAGGGTCCATCATCCTGCCGCCAAGAACCGCTCCGCAGCGGTTGCATACTCGCTTGTGGTAGATTCCTCTGTCAGTCTGCATTAGTCGTCCACCTCTCTATACTCCACGTCAATTTCCTTCGGCAAAGTCGTCTGGTACTTCTGGGCGAGCTGCTCTGCGCTCTGGGCATCGCCCAACGGCTGTTCCGGTGGGGCAACTGTAACTTCCACGTTGTCACGCATACCAAAGTAGTTCTTGGCTCGAAAAATCCACTCTGCCGGGTTCTCCTGACCGTACATACCGTTGTATGCCCACATGGACTGCATTTGCAGAATCAGTTTTAGGATGTACTTCTGCTGCAAGCTGTCGTCACGGCGTTTGCCTGTCATAATCTGTCTCAGACTAGGCCATTCGATGCCCAGCACCAGTGCAATCCATTCCACCACAGGGGAGATTCTGGCTTCGATGCAAGCGTCAAAGAAGAAATCAAGGCGTTGCTGCACTTCAATGGGGTTGTTCATGTCCACGCTCGGAAGGTCGCCAAAATACTTTGCCGCAATCATGCCGACAACTTTCTTGTCCTCTTCATCGCCGATTCTTGATTGCAAATCCCCTGTGTTCAGCATCTTAGACCTCGTGATTGCTAACTCCTGTCGTTCTTTCACCTTTTTACTCACCTGTGATCGGATAGACTTCCGCTTGTTAAGCATCTGTTGTTTCTTCTTCTCACGCTCTTTTTCACGCTTCGCGGCGGCTTCTTCTTTCGCCTTTTGCGCCCGCTTCTCACGCTTTTTCTTTTCAGCTTCGGTCAGCGGCGGTCTGCCACGACCACGCTTCGGGGGTGTTGCCATGTGTCAGACCTCCTCGATTTGATTTCCAAAAGCGTCCCATCCTTCACGATGGTTTCTTGCAAATAGTTCAATCTTTTTAGCTGTCGGAAACATATCCTCTAACATTTTATAGGCGCATTGCGGTTTATGGCTGTGATATGTAGCGGGTTCTCGAAGTATCGTTGTGTATTTACCTCTCGTTTCTTTTCTTGGCATCAGCATTTTTCCAGGCTTGTAGAACCACAAGAGATATTCGTGCGAGAACCGAACCGTAAAAGCAGGAGCAACGCCGTTTTCTTTATCCCAAACCATTCTCGCATGAAGTTTGTAGCCACGCTTCGCCATTTGCCGTTCCGTTTCCATCAAGAACTTGTCAATGCACCACATAAACACATTGTGGCGGTCTGCTGTGTTTTCAAAGAAAACGTCTTGAATGGAAAAGCAATCATTAAGCGAAAGAGTTTGATAATCAAGTTCTTTTCCTTGATTTGGTCTGCATTTTCTGACGTTTCCTTTTTTCTGCGGCCACGGTGGGTCTGTGTAAATAATTTCGTACTTTTCGTTAAGTCCGTTCATTATTCATCCTCTTTGTGGATTCTAGGAATTGGCATCCAAAACTTGATCGGGTATTCATCATCGACCCATTTCCCATCTTTGAACTGCATTGTTCTAATGCAGTTTCGCCAATACCAAAAATCGTAAACAACAAAATAAACCCCATTTTCACTAGGTTGCGCGTCTTTCACACTTGTCCACAACTGCATAGCGGTTGGAACCGTATCAATCCATTCTTCTGCTTCTTTCAGATTTATGGATTCCATATTCCCCAACGCATCAACAGCATCACTAGCATCAATTAACCGCATCGCTCTCACCGCTTCATCTTCGTTTCGATTTTATCCAGCTCGGTTGCAATCCACCAGACGGAGCAGCAACCGTCCAACTTCCGCCACCAAGCACACTTTTCTTTTTCGCAGACGCACCGACCAAGCGGATTGCTGGTCATCTTCATCGGACAGTAAAGTTCGTTTTCCATTGGTTATTCCCCGTTCATCTTATAACATTTGCTGTAGTTCTCGTTGAATCCCAAACACCAAGCTAACTCGGAAGCCATTTCCTGATAAATGCCTTTGATATTGAGCTCAGTTTCTGATTTCGCACAGCCGCTATAAAGACCATACAGAAAAGCCATCCTTTCACGCCCTACCATGTTAATTTCCTGAATCATCATTTCCACCCCATCACAACAGCCGTACAAACGGCCAGACACACGTTAACGAACAGCCAGACGAGCATTGCCTGCCGTTCCTCAAGCAGGCTGTTCGCCATGTTCTTGATTGTCCGTTCAGACTGAACTACTACCGCCAGCAGGACTAAGCAGACCAGCCAGCGGGTTACAAATTCAAACATTGTTACCTCCATCTAACATCCTCTATGATGTTTGGATTTTCGTGCGATTGAAACTCATATAGACTGCATATAGTTTTCTTTCCGCAAATCGGGCAATTAGGAGTTTTTCTGCTATCCGCTAGAGCAGTTGCAATACGTTCATCGCACACATCGACGCTAGTGGTGCAGAAGTCGCAAGTGAACGTGGCTCTTTTAATGCGACAAAACTTCGGATTTCTTGAAGTAATCTCTGAAATGTCCTCTACCGAAAACATTGCCATTAGCTCCACCTTTCTCTCAGCTCTTTTTCGACCTGTTCTGACTTTGCTGTGATATAATCCGCAAACTCGTCAGGTGTCATGTCTTCTTTTTTGAACTTGCCAACCATCTCCCAGTACCTGTCACCGTCCCATCGGCTGGTATCGGTTTAGGCAGCGAGGGTTATTGCAAAATCGCTCGCTTCCGATGATGCGCAGCGGCTTCCCGCAGTAGGGGCAGAAGTCCGGTAGCTGCTGTGGCGTGGCAGATTCCATGTCTGCCTTTGACGCACCGGTTTGCATCAGCTTAATCACGCAGTAAACGGAACCCGGATGCGCTGCCGCAATGCAGCTCTGACGTGCTGGGCATTTTGAGCAATCGTACATCGTTAGTCCTCCATCTTCTTGACACACACCGGGCAGTCTCCGTACTTATTCATCCAACTGCTCCTTTGCTTTAAGGCGAGAGAGCCAGCGGTCTTCCTTTTCTTGCTGCATCTTCCGCATCCGATCAAAGACTGCATCGTCCAAGTCCAACGCAATAATACAGTTCACAACGTCTGCATATTCCTCTTCAAACGCCTTTTTACATTCCTCCACACTCTTCGGTGTCGGGTTCGTGCCATCCAGCGCCCGGCGCAGTTTCAACGCAGCCTGTGCCAGTTCGGACGCTTCTTCTGCCAACTGCGCCAAGATTTCGGTCTCGGGCAGAATGTCTGAAATTTTCCTTTGCATATCTCTACCTCTTTCAGTAGTATTCGATTTCAACCATTGAAGTGGATACAAGCTCAAATCGACCGTCTCCCAGAGGTATTTGGAGTAGTTTGTAATCTCTTGCACTAGAGATCGGAATCAGCTCGTTAAAGCTTTCCACCGTAATGGTGTACTTCGGATGCCGTGCGCTACCGTAGCCTACTTTTTCAATTTCCGGGGAATAAACTGTAACATGGTAGCAAGGGTGGTCAGCAATTTCAGTTTTAGTTTCAGCATCAGCAGATGTTGAACCACAGGATGTAAATAACAGTGTGAGCGACAGTGCCAGAATTGTAATCACAAGACAGATAAAACGATGATTTCTCACTTCTGTTCTCCTTTCAGCCAGTCGTTGAGTGCAGCCATACAAGAGGGGCAAAGTACAAACGAACGATCAGGCGAGCACTCGTATCCACGCTCTTTGATTTTGATTTTTCGGATTCCGTCTGTTTCTCCGTGCCACGAAAAGCACTCTCCGCAACGGTCACAAATTGCAACCTCGATGCTCATTTTCTCTCTCCAATCTTTCCAGCAGCGCATCCACGTCATACCGCCAATGGACACGCAGCCTTTTTGCTTTTACCTCTATCCCCTCTTGCTCTGCCCACTGCCAAGGGATGCTCTTGCGGCTCTCGTTGTAACGGAACGCTAGAACCTTGTTGGCAGGGATTGCAAAGGTGCGGTTGACCGCCCTGTAATTGACTATCACATGGGCGGTCTGACCGCTGTACCCCATCGCATCCACCATGTCTGTGATGTGCTTTTCCTTGCGGTATTTGCACTTTGCCTTGTCGTACTTGCCGAATACCTTTTCCAGAGGGATAGAGGGCGTTTGTATTGTTTTCAGTTCAAATAGGTGGTTCATCGGGTAACGGTACACAAGGAAGTCGCAGATGTTGTCGATGGAGAAGGACAGGTTTTCGTTGCCGCCGTAGTAGGTGGCGGCACTGTCTTTCAGGCGGTAGCACCACGCATCGGATGGGATGGATGCTTTGAAGTCTGCTTCAAATTGTTTGCCGGTGTTCATACGTTGTATCCCGGAATTTTAGGAATCAGCATCCAGAACTTGACTGGGTTTTTATTGTCAACCCACTTTCCGTTTACAAACTCCCTTGTTGCAATCATATTTTCCCAGTTCCAAAAATCGTAAACGGCAAGATAAATTCCATCTTCTTCCGGTTGTTTGTCCTTTACACTTGTCCATGCAGTTGATGGAGCGTTTTCAAGCTGTTCGGCAAGTTCCAAAACAAGGTCAGCGGCGCAGTCAAGGGCAACGCCTTTATCGTATTCAGAGTAAATTCCGCTGTTCATAAGCGTCTTAGCTTTGTCTTTTTTATCATTCCCGCTTTTCTTCCACGCTTCAATAAACGGTTCTACGTCAACAAGTCTCATCCTCTTTCACCTCTAAATTCACTTCCGAGAAACCGTTTCTTGCCGCGTTCCCGGTGCTTGTCCTCGTAGTTGCGGTGGTACACGCTCTGGCTGTGGTTCAGCTCATGCACGAACGCCTTGCGCTCCTCGAGGTCTTTCTTCTCTGCCTTGTACTTCTCGCAAGTATCGTGGCAAGCCGTTAAGCGTGATGTGCAGTTGAGACAACAGGTAATCATTTTTCCCAAACGCCCGTCCAGCCAGATAGCGCAGCTCTTATATAAGGTAGGCGGTCAGTACTTTGCCGAAGCGAAAGCCTTGCTCATATCAGTGATAATGTCATATCGGTCTTGATATTTGCTGTACACAGTCGTTCCAGTTCCAAGACCAATCTGCGTCTGGTTGATGGAAGCAGGAACTATATAAATGCTTTCCTTCTCTTCGTTTTTTGCAATCAGAAAATAAACATCGCAAGTAGGGAATCGTTTTTCAAGATTAAACGAATAGCAAAAACTTTTATTTGCTCTGCTCGGCCTTGCCGTTTTCACATCAACCTTAACGCTGCCATTAACATAAAGGTCATAGGCGTATCTAGTTGACATTCGCTCAACCGCAAATCCATGTTCTTCCAGCAGTTTTGTAGCAAGGTCTTCGCCATACTTTCCGAATTGCGTTTCGCTTTCTTTCATTTCGATATTAAGGATTTCAGCTATTTTGTAATAGCCACCCGGAAAACGGCGAATTGCATTTGTCAACTTGTCGTTTCCGTAATACTCGCTCAATTCACTTCTTGATGGCATTCTGGTTAAACCAGTGGCAGACATACAGGCTTTCACATACAGCAAGATTTTATCTTGCGTCCAATGCGTTTTTTCTTCCCGATTCATGCGCATCTCCAATCAGAAGGGCAACGAACCATCATCGTCAATCACAGAGAAGTCATCTGCGTTTCCCTGCGAGTAGTTTTGCGGCGCATCCTGCGCCCGATCGGTGGGCTTGTTGTCAGACTTGCCGCCGCAGAAATCAACCTTGTTCGCCATGATTTCCGTTGCGGTGCGGTTGTTCCCCTGCTTGTCGGTATACTTCCGGGTCTGGATGCTGCCAGTCACCAGAATCAGACTGCCCTTCTGGAACCACTTGGAAACGAACAGTGCCGTATTACCAAATGCGGTGCAGTTGAAGAAGTCGATTTCCTTCTGACCGCCACTCTGACGGTCGCAGGCAATGCTAAACGTGCAAACATCCTTGCCAGACTTCGTGACCTTAGCTTCAGGCGTGTGAACCAGACGCCCCTGAATTGCGATAGAGTTAAGCATTGTTTAGCCCTCCTTCGGCTGTTTCTGAGCACAGTCCCAACACAGGACACGCCCAAAGCGTTTCTTTGTGCTTCTTGCAGTTTCCAGCGGTGATACAGTTCGATTGTTGTACTGGACAGGCTGCAACTGTTTTCCACAACAAGCGCACGGAGGAATATTTTCTGCTCCCGCTTGCTTTTGGACAGGCTTGTTTGCCCTGCTTGTGGTCTGCTTCTGGTACTCGTCCGTGTCAGCGTCCTTCGTATCGTCAATGCAGAACAGACCATTCAGAGCGTACTTTCTAGCGTAGCTGCTAGACGTTCCAGTCACCTGCGCTGCATCCATCTTGGTTTTTTGCTCCGGTTCTCTTGCGTAAGCAGTAACAGTTACGCATCCACCATCCAGAGTTTCCACCTTTGCGGTCGCTTCGATGTAATGCCACCCCTCTAACACTTTAGGTTCATCAGAAAGGGTAAGAAGCAAACCGTGTTCTTTCAAAATTGGCTTGACTGCTTCCAAAATGTCCTCACAAGAGCGATACTTGTAACCACCAAATGTGTTCATCTGCCCCTTCGGGGCTTTCAACTCTGATTGAACAGCCATCAGAGCTTCATGGATTTTGCTGTTATCCATACGTTTCCTTTCTTCGGCTTCATTAGGCTTCATTATTCTTACTTCGGCTTAACTTGGCTGTATAAAATCAACCAGCCATCAGTTCTGCCAACTGCGCACGGAGGTCTTTCAGCTCTGCTTCCCTGTCCTCAATCTCAGACTGCAAGTCCTCAATCGCTGCCAGCCGGTCAGCTTCTTTGGCTTCTGCTTCCTGCTCACGGGTTAGGAAATACACGCCGTCCTCCGGTTCGGTCACACCACCGAATCTGTCAAGGTTAATCATCTTTTGGTCTCCCCTTCTTACGTTCCTCTTTGATTTGCAGTGCGCTATACCACTGGTCTTTGTCGATTTCGATGGTCGTCCAGCGATGGTTACAGACAAGGCACTTTTTTCTGCGAACGATGCTGTCGTTGTTAGACCGGCTGTCAACCGTTGCAATGTTATCACTACCGCACATCGGGCATTTCATCGTGCATCTCTCCACTCGTTTGTGTTCCACTCGTTTGTGTTCCACTCGTTGGTGTGGTGAGGAATGCGTTTTACTTTGCGATTTTTCTGTTCAATACGTTCATTTTCAGAGCTGACCCCAATGGCACACAAGACGAGTGCTGCGGCGAGGAAGCTACACGAAAGGAAAACGTATCCAAACATTGCTACCACGCTTTGGCTTTTCTGGATTGCGTCGCCGCATCCTACCGAAAAGATTGCTAACGCGATTCCAAGCGTGCAAAGGACATTAGCTTTCAGGCTTTTCACTCTTATTACCTCCAAAACTCAGTATCCATGCCGTAGCCATCGCCACAGATACCGTGATGATTCCACGGGCAGCTGATGCTCCTACCAGAATTCCGATGTGATGCACCATCCAGAAGTTCAGCAGAAATACCGCAAAAACCACCGCCAGCGCTATGCCCCACATCAGGGCAACTTCAATAAATGCTTTCATCTTGTCTCCTTTCATTTTTGCCGTTGCTGTTCTGCTCCTAGCTACTCAATGCCTTAGCCTATTGGTTCTATTCTTTGCCATTGCATCGCACGTCGCCGCCGTTCGATGCCTTTGCTTATCAAAGCTACGCCTTGCATCCATAGCCTTCGCGATGCGCTACTTCTCAACGCCTTTGTTTTACGTTGCGTTTCTTCGCTGTGCCATTGCATCGCCTGTCAATTCCCTGCCTTGCCGTTGCGACTCGCTTCTGCTCCATGCCTTGCCTTTGCGCCACGTCTCAAGGCCGTGCCATAGCCATGCTATTATCAGCAATTCCGAGCTGTGCCGTTGCGGAGCGAATCATATCGTGTCTATGCAATTCCATTGCGTATCTGTTCAATCCTTTGCATTGCCTTTGATGCGCGGTTCAAATCCACAGCTTGCCATTGCTTCGCCTTTCATTGAAAAGCTGTGCCATTGCGATCAGTTCAGGATTTCATACGAAAACTTCCCGCGCCCACTGTTGCGCCACTGTCCGATGCCACGCAGAGCACCGTAATCCAGCCACTCACGCACGACCTTCTCGTGAGAATCGTCCAGAAGAACGATTTCAAACTCGCAGGTCGAACCAGCGGGAATCTGCTCGCTGTTGGCAAGGCTGACACGTTCGCCCTGTGCCGTCTGCGCACGCAGCGGACGCTGGCACTCGGTAATCTCGCCGTTCACATGAATGGGAATCATCCGGGGAGACACGAAAATAAGACCGTCAATGACCTTCTTGTATGCGGTGAGCTTTCCGGATTCATTCACGGCTTTCTTTTTGCCAGTCTCGGTCTTGCCGCCGATACGACCAAGCATACCACAGGAATCCTTGAAGAAGCCCTTAATTTGGTAGTCATACAAGATAGGCTCGCCGTTCTCGTTGCGAGGGAACACGGTCATGCCCTTATCTGCCACAGCATCAGCGCCCAGAGCAGCAACCTCGTCCTCGATGGTATTTGCATCCGGGGACTTGCTGGCGATGAACTCGCGTGCAATGTTCTGATTGCTAGGCCATGTGCCGAGAACTGCTTCGGTGAATGTGATTCTGACTTTGATTTTTTTCATTTTTGCTCACTCTTTCTTTCTTGATATGTTCCAGTCTTAAAGTCTCACGCTCTTGCCAGCGCTTCCGCCACGGACTGCTTTTGTTGAAGTTGCTTATTGCTTTCTTCATCGTTTGCCATCCTTTGCTTACGTTGGATGCGTTCCAGCCGTTCTTTCTCCCGGCTGTGCCAGCGGATTTCCCGCTGGCCGTAGTATTTACCGTTCATCAGGAGCCTTCACATTTCCCTGTGCAAGTAAAGTGCTGTAATGGCCGTAGCTCATTCCAAGCTCTTTTGCTTTATCGTTCATTTGTTTGATGGTGTACTTCGGCTTAGGCTTTTCTTCTGTCTGGTTCCCTTCCGGTCTGGCTTTACGAGAAGGTGTTTTGATGTAATCCGGGTGTTCTTTCCACCAGTCTGCAATCTGTTTTCGTTTTACAGCGTTCGCGCATTTCTGGTGGTACTTTTGATGTTCGTATACTTTACGCATCGGCTTTTTGCACCATTCGCACGAAACGACGCCATACGGAGCGCGACGTTTAGTCTGTTTTTCTTTTTGAACCAACATTGCACATTCTTTGCAATACCGTTTGGTTTTGAGAACTTTGCCAAGAAGACAGCCGCACCGCTCACAGTATTTAATTTCCATCCACTTCACTTGCCTTTCTTAAGGCTCTTTCATTGTGTTCAGAAAAACACTGGTCAAGAAACTGGATGAACTTTGCGATTTTCTTTGCATCTTCCGGCGTACAACCATTTTCTACAAAGCGCCTTGTCGCCTGCTCACGCTTGAAATCCGAGTAGGTCTTGGCCGCGACGTCAATGGCAAACTTGGCTTCTTCCGGGTATTCAAGGTCTACCTTTAAGGTGATAATCTTCTCCATGTTCAGCCCTCCCATCCTCCGAAATCTTGCTGTTCTGCAACAGCCCTGGTCTCGATTCTCGGCGTGATGCCCAGCTTTTTGAGCTGCTCATGGATGAGCTTTTCACCCTCGACCGTCCAAACCGTTGTATTTGGAATGTAAGTCTTGCCGTTAGAGCGCTGAATGGCTTTGCCTTTGCGGTTCTTAGTGTATCCCTTGCCTTGATAGGGCTTGTACAGCACCCACTGACCATCGCTGTCTTTGTACTGAACTCGCTGGCTGTAAAGCAGCTTGTTCAGCTTTTCAGCAGTCAGACCGTAGTCCTTAGCAATGCTGGTGGCCGTCCGGCAGTTGTCCGCAATGCACACAGCACGAGCGAACTCAGCATCCGGTGTCAGCTCTGCAATCCGTTTGTCTTTCTCTTCCAGCTCTTCGTGCGCTGCGATCAGCGCAGTTGCAATGAGCTGCGAGCGTGTGAGCTGTGGCTGTTCAGCCAGCTTCTTCTCCATTTCGTTGAACGCTGCAATGTACTTGAGTTTCCATTCAAGAGCAGCCTTGCCAGTAAAACCCATAGCCAGCAGGGTGAAACCGTCACGGTTCATTAAATACATCGGGTACTGTTTACCACGATTTTCAAACGTGGTTTCGTAGAACATGGATTTGGTGGCGGAATTTTCCGCCGCCAAAATCTGTCGGATGCTCTCCAAAGTATCCTTGTGTTCCTTGCCAAAGTTCTCTGCAATCTGACGACTGGATGCTACCGGTTCGCCGTTCTGGGTCGATAAGATAATGTCGGTCATTTTTTCTCCTTTCTTACTCTTCCGAACCTTGAATATTCAGAATCCGGCAGATGCTTTGGACGATTTTGTCCGGTTTCCGCTCTCCGCGAAGAATCTTGTAGAGGTACGAATCGTCAAAGAACAGTCCTGTGTCATCCCTAACAGCCTGAATCAGTTCCGTTTGCTTCATACCTCGCTGAAGCAGCTTCATCTTTACTTCAAGCCCAAAATCAGACCAGAAGTTTTCTTTCAAAATTCCACCTCCATTTGCTAAAATCTATTGACAAGTACGGAAAACTGTACTAATATAATGGTGTAGAGAGTTCATATTGTACAGTGTTCTGTACCGCCCATGTCTGTATTATAGTACAGACTTCTGTACAAGTCAACTCTTTTGTACAAAATTCTGTGCATTTGTATACTTGCACAAATATGGGAGTGTTCTTATGTCGGACTTGTACAGCAACATCCACGCACTCTGCGAAAAAGAGGGCATCAAAGACGGAACCCTTTGTGCCAACATCGGGATTCGCCGTAGTTTTCTTTCCGAGCTGAAAGCCGGGAGAACCAAGAGCCTGTCCGCAGAGGTTCTTTCTAAAATTGCATCCTACTTCAACGTATCGGTAGACTACCTTCTCACTGGCGAACAAAAAGAAAATCCGCCCCAGCAGCCGCAAAGTGAAGTCGATGCAGCAGTGGAGCGGATTAGAAAAAAGCTTGAATCTATGCCGAAAGAACAGCGTGAAGCTCTGATGAACCTGATTGAGAAGATGTGAGGAACGCCCGTGTATTACTTGTTGTGTGGCTGTGCCTTTTGCTTCTGGTTCATGCAAGCCTTGTTAAAAGGCAATGACCGTGTACTATATGGCAACAGCAGAAAATATCGTTACCGTAGAAACCGAAAAAAGAAGTGGTTCTGACCCGGTAAAATAAAAACCCCTTGTGCCGGGCTGGTGTAGCTCTGCGCAAGGGGTTTTCTATTATTCCAGGTCTAGGGCTTGCTCCGCTACCGGAATCTTATCAGGGTGTTCCAGCAGCCATGCAATAAATCGGTCAATCTTGGCTCTTTCCTGTTCACTCATTGTGTCATATCCTCCCGATCGGTAAGTATGGACGTTCATTTGATACGATTATACACCTTTTAGTTGTAAAGTCAATGTATTTTTAACAACTTCGTAAAAATCGAATATTTTCTTCGCATCCATTACTTTGTATCAGGGAAGCCAAAAATCGCAATGACAATGATTAAGAGCCACATTAAGTTTAAGTTACCCTTTGCTTTGTAACATTCCGTTGAGCATGGAACGAAAGGGGTTATTCGGTAAATCGTCCAGCACATCTGCTTTGACGAGAGCGTTTGTGCTGATGCTGTGCGAAACATTGTTTAGCTGCACAATGGCATCGTCCAAGTCTTTTACGGTTGCTCCACGCCGTTCCATTGACTGGAGGAAGGTTTTTACTTCTTCAAGAATAACAGGGTTTTCGGTTTTATAGAATCCGTTCGTAAAGTCCATCTTCTTCTCCTTTCACAGTTCCACAAGCTGTCCCTCAATGCGTTCGATGTTGTCTGCTGGGTCACGCCCATCATCTAAGGCGGCTACGGCACGTTCCAAGATGCCTTTCGCTTCGAGGTAAGCATCTTTATCAGCTTCATACCCAGAAAGGCTCAGGACAAGCTCCAGCGTCCGTCTGCGGGCGTATGGAATAATCAGGGCATCTACAGTTCGGTTCATTAGCTTTCCTCCCATGGTTCAGGTGTGTGTGGCTGCCCATCGGTAACGCTGGCAGGCATTCCATCGATGATCGGCATACGTTCATGGTTCCAGATTGCAGTTTCTTTCATTTTGTGTTTCCTTTCTATTTGGAATTTTTTGACAATACAGTTATATCACATCTCGCTGTTTCAATGGAACAGCGACTTTTTTCAATTATTGTTTCACATTTTGAACAATATATCAGTTAAATTCTTTTGTTTTTGTATCATTTTGTCGAAAGAGGGGTATTTATGGATGATTATAGGATACGAGTGGCAAAAGCGTTAGAGATGGCAAGAGCAGAATCCGGACTTAGCCAACAGAAGCTTGCGGACAAAATGGGTGTAGGCCGGACATCCATTTTTCGTTATGAGCAAGGGACAATGACCCCAGATGCTTCTACTATGATAAAATGGTTTGTGTGCTGCGGTGTTGCGGCCAAGCCGTACATAGACACTTGTTTGCATCCTGGCTTATTGGAAAGCCTGGCTGGCGATGCCAGCACCGAGAGAAAGAGAGATGCACTGATAGAGCATATTAAAGAAGCCCATCCGCAAGAAATTGACCTGCTGTGCTATCTGATCTATGGCAATCACGGCTCAGATTACCTTGCCGTTCTGTGCGAAATGGTAGCCAACCTTCATACGACTTTGCGTGATCGCGTGTCTGTCTGCCGCACCGTCACAGGCCATTATGAAATGGCGCAGGCCACCAAAACCGACCCAGACCCAGACGGAACACAGCCTAATATGCAGATTTTATATCAGGCACAGGACTGTGGGGAAGCTGCGGCGATGAAACGAAACGATTCTTATACCATCAACGAAGAAAACATTTTGCGCTGATTGTCGAATTATCGCAGTTTTTAAGGGACATTTTGTCCACTTTTTGTACACCTATCGGGCAAATTCGCCTTGTCATTTTGTCCCCCATAAGCTATGAATCGACAACATTTGCGCGGAATAAATAACGTAGTAGCGATAATATGTAGCTTGCATTTAATCGGCTCGTCAATCCGTCCCCCATAACACCGGCTCAAAAGTTTTTCATCCACTTTTTGTACACGTTAGATAAGACTAATCATTGCTGGAAAGACTTTATTCAGCAAATGGAAGGTTGAGTTATACACAAGCTGGAATGGAAAAAAAAGAAATTGTTGAAAATTATCGTCATCGCCTATTTAACGATGATATTTAACCTCTTGTTTATTTCTTGTTTAATATATAATAGGTAGATGGGGGACGAAATGACAAAGCATGGGGGACGGATTGACAAGTCATGGGGGACAAAATGACGAGGACATGGGGGACGGATTGACAAGTCATGGGGGACGAAAATTGTTGACATGTCCCCCTACTTGTGATATACTGTTTTCAGACCATTAAAGGAAGTGAGCAGATGCCAAAAATATCAGACAATAACCTTGTCGAGAAAAGTAAATCCCTTGTTTGGGCGAAGTTCAGGGACTATACGGCAGGTGAACTTCGGTTGCTAGAGGTTTACTTGTCAAGAATAAATCCGAGAGACCCAAAAAGCAGCCGTGTGGAGTTCACTTTGGCAGAGTACAGAGACCTGCTTGGGTTAAAAAGCCTTGATGCACGAAGGATTGAGCCGCAGATCAAGCACTTTCTGGGCAATACGGTGTCGATTCCCATTGACAAAGAGAAGGGGACGTTTGAGAGTTTTGTCCTTTTCACAAGGGCAAAACTGGACTATGTACCCGAAACGAGGTCTTATGTTGTGGCAATCACTTGCAACCCTGACCTTCGCCCCATCTTTTTTGATATTGCCGAAAGCGGGTACGTTCGGTATCGTCTACGCTACACATCACGGATGAAATCACAGTACAGCATCCTGCTTTATTCGATTCTTCGGGATTGGATGAACATGGACAGTAAGCCGCATGAAATCAGTCTGAAAAAACTGAGAGAACAGCTCGGTGCGATGGAAGCAAGCTACGATGTTTACAAGAACCTTCGCAAACGAGTGCTTGACGTTGCTGTAGATGAGATCAATGCTGTGTCTGACATCGTGGTGACCTACGAACCGGTTCTTGTAGCACGAAAGGCTGTGGCAGTCAAGTTTAAGCCCAAAATTAAAGCGTCTGAGACGCTGATTGAAGTTCAGGCAAGCGAAATATCGGCCGAACCTCAAAAAGCCGCCAGAAAGCCCCGCAGAAGCGGATATGAGGATTTCGACTGGTCTGTATGTGACGAGCTGGAAAAGCAAGACTGCATTGACGTGGCAAAGGTGGTTGAGAAGTGGATGAAGAAAGAGCATCCCGAAATCAAACTGCCGAGACGCAGAGAAGCGGTTTACGATACGGTGAAGGCAGCGTATAAGGACATCTTGTCTTTAAGCAGAACGCCATTCCCCGACAGACCTGTTGGCTATCTGATTAGAAGCGTAGACAAAGCGGGTATCGTAGACAGGTATATGCCAGCGTTCTATTCCATTGAAGCCTTGCAAGAGCAGCCAGATTTAGCACATTGAGCAGACAATGCAGAAAGGAGAAAAAGTGATTACACAGCTAGATACCAAATCAGTCTATACCTTTATGGAAAGTCTTGTGACCATAAAAGACTATGTCCAAGTGGCTAAAAGCATGGGGTATGGCGCATTGGGAATCATGGATGTAGATAATTTGTATGGTGCTTATCAATTTATCGAAGCCTGTCAGGCCCACAACCTCAGCCCCTTGGTCGGTTTAGAAATTGGACTAAAAG